GGTATTAGCTGAGGTGCTGACTGTTTCAATTAAAACTCTTCTATCTAGTTCGCCTATTGTCATCCTACTATCTGAACTTTATAAGTATCAAGCAACCATTTAACGTTGAGAGGCAGCTCAGTTGATATGCGCCCTATCACTACACTATTTCTGTTTTGGTAGAAATTGCCGATAGTTAAAAGGATAGCTTGTTTAATTATTTCGGGCACATCACTTGCAGCACTACCATAACCAACAGTATATCTTGCAACAACAGCATCATTTCTTTTTGTTATACTAGGAAAATTTTGATTATCAGCCAATTGAATCTGTGCTGGCTCATAATTTAATTGAACATCATAAATAGCACTATCTAAAGTTTGAGAAGAGTTGTCACTATCATAATATTTAACAGAAGCAACAGCACTTACCTTACTTTTAAATAAAGTTTGTAAGTCAGCAAAACTACTACAAGTTTGTTCAATAACAGTATCAATAAAAAATCTATTAGTATATTCTTCACTTAATTGTGTTGCAGCTTTGATAATAGATGTAATATAAGTATCATCAGCACTTGTATCAACTTTAAGATGACTCTTAGCCTCTGTTAAACTTACTGGAAATGTACTTGCCGCAGTTATTACTTGATATGTTTTCATATTATTTAGTTATAAAAAAAGGGATGATGGTAAGTCCACCACCCCTTTTAGTAATTAAGTATTAATACTATGCTTCCAAGTTTTTATGGAATGTAGTAGCTTGAACAGCACCAGCATCAACAAGAGATGTTAATACATATCTTGGCTCACCAGTTCCAGCCCCAGAGTAAATATCATAAATGACATCTAGACCTCCAAATTGCGCAATGTGTACTTTAGAGAAATCTCCAAATAAAGCAGCAGTTTTAGCAGCAGTTCCACCAGAGTTTAGATTAGATGTTACAAATGAGAAATATCCATTTAACATTTTGTCTCTATTATCATATAAAGCTGACACATCTTGCACTTGCTCTAAAACTTTAACGTCTGCATAAGCAGCTGGATTTAGAATATAAGCCATTCTTGCGCCTTCTAATTGTACATTTGCAGCTAATAAATCAGTTTCCATTTTTAAAACATTTGCAGCTGAAATAACAGATGTTGCAGAAGATGTAGCATCTTTAAATAAAGACGTTGGAGCATTAGAAACGTCATCATTTGCTAAGAATGCTGATTCCATTTTTGCAGCAACTGATTGAGCCATGTTTCTTCTTAATGCAGCTTCAATAGATGCATTTTGAGTTACAGCCTCAGCAGATACGTTTACAATAGAAATAAGTTTCTTTGGACTTAAAGTTAAAGATGTTGCAGTACCAGTAACTGGATTTACTTGAGTACCTCCACTTTCAGGAAGAAAAGAAGATGCAATTGAACTAAATACTGGGAATTTCATGTTGTTAACTCCAGAATAAAAATTAGCTCCAGCAGATGCCATTACTAAGTTTGCCTCTAATTGGTCTGTCCATGCCATTGCTTGTGTTGCATTTGCAGCACCAGTTTCAACAGCAGCTCTTGTTAATATGCTTGAAGGAATACCAATTCCTTTGTAAGATTGACCAGTATATCTAGATTCATTTCTAGCTTCTTGATCCATTTCCTTAATTAACCCCTCTAAACGCCCGTTTGCAGCTTGTGCTAAAGCATCTTGAAAAGAATAATCTCTCACTTCTTTTTCTACTTTTGTACTTGTAACTCCAGAAACAACAGCAGCATTACGCTTGATAGTTTCCATTTTTTCAGCTCTTTCAATCTTAGAATCAAGATTATCAACTTCTGTTAATAACCCATCAACTTGACTGTTTTCGTCAGAGGTCAAATCTCTTTCCTCAGTTGTAGCAACATCTTTAATGTTTTCCAACTGAGAAATAATGTCTGATCTTTCCTCTTTTAAAATAATTGATGTTTTCATTTTATAATTTTTTAATTTTATTTTCTCTTTTTTAATTCAATATTTAATGAGATAAGAGAATTTCTCACTAAATTGTTTTCTTTTTCTTCAATAATTTCTTCTTTAGTTTCTTCAACTAAACTTTCTTGATATTCTTTTAAGCCTCTTTTAGCAACAACTAAATCACTATCAGCTTGTGAATAGGCTGGATATGTTACAGCTGAGATATCATAAAGCATATCAATCTTTTTAATAGTTCTAATGTTGTTACCATCAGCATCAGTAGACCATTCATCACCATTCGGAGCAACTGTGAAAGCAAAAGAACTTTGACTTATATCCCCGCGTTTTAAAGAAATAGCTAAATCTTTTGCATAAGATAGTTCAGGCTCTATTTCAAATTCATATCTTAATCCTTTTTCATCGGCTCTTAAATTTAAAGTTCCAACTCCATTTTTACTTCTCGCCATTATAAGCGATGCGTCATGATTAATTAAAGCTCTCACATCTGAAGAATTTATAAGTTCCTCTGAAAACGCATTTTGTTCTATATATTCATAAAAGCCTCCAAGATTATTTGACCTTGAATCATAAACACTTGCGTAACCTACAACAACCTCTTTACCATCTTCTGTTGAGTCAACTCTTGTTTCTACGTTAAATATTCTTTTTTCCATATTATTATTATTTTTTTTATTTTCTAATTGAGTATTGCAAACAGCTAATCTTTGTTTCTCGTCATCATAATCCTCAACCATGATTTCATCTGACATACATCTGTCAATAAAATCTTCATTCGTTTCATCTATATTAGGAGTTGGTATCGGCATCTTCTCCCACTTTTTCTATTGTAGTCATGTTCATTTGCATAAAATGTTTATCGCCACCCTCAATAGAGTTCATATTTTCTTTTTGTCTTACTTCATTAATTGACATATAACCATTTGTAATTGCAGTTTTATAAGCCTCAGTTCTTGATTTTACATCACCTCTTAATAACCCATTTACATTAAACTCAACAAATGTTTTACCCAACTCATTAGTTCTAAATAGTTTAAGATTCATCTCTTGTTCTATTCTTGTTAAGTAAGGCATCAAAGTATATGTAACAAATTCTTGAGATTGCATTTCAATATTATTAAAACTTGATTTGCTTAAATCTTTTAACATGTGTGGAGGAACATTAAAAATACGAGCCACCTCCTCAATACTAAATTGTCTTGAGCTTAAAAACTGAGCTTGTTCTGGGCTTATTGAGATAGGCTTAAATGTTAATCCTTCCTCTAATACAATAGTTGAATTACTATTTTTTAGTTTTGCATAGTTATTGTTAAAGCTACTTTTTAATCTTTGTAAAGCTGTATCACTTAATGCTCTATCAGTTTGTAAAATAGAACTTGGCTTTGCGCCATTAGAAAAGAATGTTGAGCCAAACTCTTCTAAACTAACACCCCAGTTTAATGCCTTAGCGCATTGACTAATCGGAGAAAGACCTGTCACACCATCGTCTGTGATTGTTTTTATGTGCAGCACATCAGATGAATCTAAAACACTTCCACCATCTATTTGATAAAACAACTCATTATTATTTACAACAACTGTAACATTACTAGGATCTAAACATATTAATTGGACTGGAGTTCCAGAATTGTTTCTAACTATTTGCACATAACTATTTCCCTCAGTACAAATACTGAGCATAATAAACTCAAAGAAAGTTATTTTATTTTGATAATAGTTTGGTTTAAATTTTACAAGTTTGTAAATTGGGCTTTTAGTGTCTTCTAATTTATCACCATTTGCTTGTTTAGTATAAACAGAAATAGGTAGTGATGAAACTGATTCAGCAAGTAATCTTATTGCACACCAAACAGCAGTAAGCGTTAGGGCTTTGTCAGTATCAAAAACATTAGCATCAGGAAATATAGTGTTAAGAGATAAATCTCTTTTTTGTGTTTTAGCTGGGATGAATACGTTAGTTATTCTCTCTAGTAAGGTCAATGTGAAATAATTATTTTCACAATAATACGACACAAAACTTTTTTAAAAAAACAAACTAAGTATTATTTTTTAACATTTTTAAAGAACTAAAATATCTCTTTCATCATAAACGCTATCACTACTCTCAGTTGTAAGGTGACAACCCAAGCTCATTATTAAAGCGACAATAGGATCAATGCGGTCAACACTCTTAGATTTTGATGGCTTGATATTACCAGCAGGGTCTTCTTGCAAACTTACATTGCTTAAACACCAATTCATGCAAGGATTATTATTATGAATAATATTTTTAGCAAGTATCTCAGCCTCTAATGTTTTAGTTGGCATTGACATTGAAACAAAACCTTGACCAAATGGGTCTAATGTAGCACCATCATTTTGCAAATCAATTACTAATTGTGAAGCATTCCACCTATCGTAACATATGCTTTGAATCCTATATTTTTTGGATAGCTCATTTATCTTTGCTCTTATAAAACTATAATCAGCAACATCACCACTTGTCCCATAAACATGACCATCCCTTAGCCATGCAACATAATCTACACCATCTCTTTCACTTCTTTTCTTTGCATTTTCTTCTGGAATAAATATGTAAGGAATAAAAACAAACTTGCCATCAACATTAAATAATAAAACAAAAGCAGTCAAGTCCCTAGTTGAGGCTAAATCTAAACCGCCCCAAGCCGCACAATTCTCTAGCTTACTATAATCAAAATCTTGATGACACGCATCCCACTCACCAGATGTTAACCATGCACTATGTGAATCTGTCCATTGATTTAACATTAAACGCCTAAAGGTATTTTGATAAGAGGGAACATCAACAGCTCTTTGACTTTCCCTTTGCATATATTCTTTTTTTAAACTAATGCCATAATTTGGATTTGCTTTTATCCAAGTTTTTTCACAAGTGATGTCATCGTCATTATCTGATTCATATATTACAGCATAGAAAGAACTGTCAGAAATCGTA